TACTATTCGTAGATATTATTGCTATTTACAATGTGGAATTTATGATAGTGATGATGATGAAAATGATTATTATTATAATTCAATAGAATATAAATCATTGTATGAAAATATGAAAAAAATATGCTTAACTCCACGGAAACCAGTCGTTATTTATGATAATAAATCATTCATAACACCAAAATTTGAGATGAAATACTTACCATTTATTCAAAATAAAATAAACAAAAAATATCTAGAAGAATACATTCGTTATCGTTATAAAGACACCGGGAATTTTTCCAAAATAGAACAAATAATAAAAATTGTAAAAAAAGAAGAATGTTATGACCCTTTTCCTTTTGAAGATAAATAAATTAAATTTATAGCAAAATAATGACGGTAATAAATGTTGTAAAATATATACTTAAAAGGGTATAAAAGAGTGATTATATATTATGTATAATGGTTAAAGTTTGTTCTATCACTAATTATCCAACTGATAATGAAGCAAAATATTGCGAATATTTTCAAAAATTTAATTATCCATTGCATATTTTTCAGAAATATGCAATTGAAGGAATTGTGGAAGGTCATCACGTTTTAGTCACTGCACCAACAGGTAGTGGAAAATCATTGCCTGCAGAATTTGCTCTCGATTTTTTTCACTCTAAAGGTAAAAAAACTATATATTGTTCGCCTATTAAAAGTTTAAGCAATCAGAAATTTTACGATTTTTCGCAAAAATATCCACATATTAGTATTGGACTAATTACAGGAGATATTAAAACAAATCCGGATGCAGATGTCTTGATTATGACAACTGAAATATTATTAAATAAATTATATCAAATTAATAGTTCACAACAAAATATTAATTCGTCTGTTTCTTTTGAAATGGATATTGAAGCGGAACTAGGAGTCGTTATTTTTGATGAAATACATTTTATTAATGATGAAAATAGAGGTACGGTATGGGAAAATAGTATTATGCTTTTACCTCGACATATTCAAATGATTGGATTGTCTGCTACCCTTGATGACCCAAGCAAATTCGCTTATTGGCTGGAAAATCGCGGAGAAGAAAACACAAGCAACAAAATTGTATATTTAACTGCTAAAAAAGAGAGAACAGTTCCGTTAATACATTATTCTTTTATTACTACAAACCAAGGCATTTTTAAGGCTATTAAAGATAAAACTGTACAAGAAGAAATAAAAAAAGCAACGAATAAACCTTTTATTTTGCAAGACCATAAAGGGAAATTTAATGATGAACAATTAAATAATATGACGAAAATGTTGAAACTATTTGCTACTAAGGAAATCAGGGTAAAAAGAGCACATGTTATTAATCAGGTGACACAATATTTAACAGAAAATGAAATGACACCTGCTATTTGTTATGTATTTTCTATTAAAAAAATAGAAGAATGTGCCAGAGAAGTTACAACTAATTTATTAGAATTCGACTCAAAAGTGCCTTATATTATAAAACGCGAATGCGAACAAATTTTGCGAAGTAAATTACCAAATTTTGAAGAGTATTTACATCTACCTGAATATGTTAATTTAGTTTCACTTCTTGAAAAGGGTATTGCAACACATCATTCCAAAATGTTACCTGTATTACGAGAAATTGTTGAATTATTTTTTGCTAGAGGATATATCAAACTACTGTTCGCAACTGAGTCTGTAGCTATCGGACTAAATTTACCCGTAAAAACGTGTATATTTACAGATATATATAAACACGATGGAAATGCGTTACGAGTTTTACACGGTCACGAATATACACAAGCAGCAGGACGCGCAGGACGTTTAGGTCTTGACACAGTTGGACACGTTATTCATCTTAATAATATTTTTCGTAATGTTGATACATTATCATATAAAACAATGATGAACGGAAAACCACAAACTCTAGTCTCTAAATTTAAAATATCCTATAATCTTTTATTAAATTTAGTGGATACTGGGGATAATAACATAGTAAAATTTGCAAAACGAAGTATGATTACGGGTGATTTGGATGCTCAACTGAAAGAAATATACTATAAAATTTCTACTTTGACAATGGAACACGATAAAATGAGATTATGTAGCAATAATTTAAGAACACCATCAGGTGTTATTGAAGAATATATAAATTTACACAAAAATAAGTTATCTGCTGTTAATAAAAAAAGAAAAGAAATTGAAAGAAATATATCCGATATACAAGACACTTATAAATTCATTGAAAATGATAAAAACATATATAAAAATATCTTTATAAAAGAAAATGAAATAAATGAATTACAAGACCAATATAATAATATTAATTCGTATATACAAAGTGGAGTAGATTCTGTATTGCGGCTTTTATTGGATGATAAATATCTTGAAAATAAATCAAATATAGATGAACCATCAGTCACAAATACACTTTCTTTGACAACTATAGGCAAATTTGCCACACATTTGCGCGAGATTCATTGTTTAATATTTTCCAAATTAATTGATAATAATATATTAAATTCGCTATCAAGTAAACAATTAGTTGCACTATTTAGTTGTTTTACAAATATTACAGTTCAAGATGATTTTAAAGATATAGTACCAAATACAGATGATATATTAGTTAAAGAAACTGTTGTAAATGTCTCAAATATGTACGATGAATATACACAAAAAGAAGAAAAGTATGGTATTAATTCAGGTATAGATTACACTATACATTATGATTTATTAAACTATACAAGTAAATGGTGTGATTGCGAAAATATAGTTGATTGTAAATTATTATTAGGTATTCTAGAAAGAGAGAAACAAATATTTTTAGGTGAATTTGTAAAAGCTATGCTTAAAATCAACAATATATCTACTGAAATGGAAAAAATTGCAGAACTAACCGGTAATATTGCATTTTTAAGTAAATTAAAGGAAATACCTCAATTAACACTCAAATATGTAGTTACAAATCAGTCTTTATATGTATAAAAATAAAATTAAAATTAATAAAATAATATAGTAGTAAATTATGAAAATAGTTTTTAGAACTGCTATTTTTCATTTATTATGTATATTAATATTTTCTGTTGTATATTATATTTTTAGAGAGGATTATGATGTACCTGATCACAAAAAAAGTCAAATAATAGATTTTATTTTTTTAAGTACTACGATACAAGCAGGTGTAGGTATAGCTGATATTTATCCGACTAAATTTTATGGGAAAATAGCTATGATGATGCAACAATTAATTATGTTATTTACAAATATATTTACTATATATATATTAACTGTATAAAGTGTGATTTAATTATATTTTTGTTATTTTTTATTTAAATACTTTCTTATCTTATTATTAATTATGAATTTAATTAATAATAAATATAAGCTTCTAGAAGATATAGGTTCAGGAACATTTGGTTCTATTTTTAAAGCTGAAAATATAAGAACGAGAGAACTTGTTGCTATTAAAGTTGAAAGTATTAAAAACGAAACGAAACTATTAAAAAATGAGTCAACTATTTATCAATATTTAAAAAATATTACAGGTATTCCGAATGTTAAATGGTTCGGTAAAGATGAACATAATTATTATATGGTTATAAATTTATTGGGGCAGTCTTTACAGTCAGTCAAAGATAATAAGGGTAATTTCTCTCTTAAATTGACTTTACAAATTGGAATTAAAACAATTTTTTTGTTGAAATCCATTCACGATAGAGGACTTATACATAGAGATATTAAACCGGATAATTTTTTATTGGGATTAAATGATAATAATATATATATTATCGACTTTGGATTTTGTAAAACTTACATAGACAATAATAATCAACATATATCAATGTGTAAAACGAGTAATTTAATCGGCAGTCTTAGTTATGCTAGTATAAATGCACATAATTTTAACCATTTAAGCCGTCGCGATGATTTAGAATCACTCGGTTATATGTTAATCTATTTGTATTTAGGTATTTTGGAGTGGCAAGACATCAATGGAGAAATGATCCAAAAAAATAATTATATTAAACAATTAAAGGAAAAAATAATGCAAAACACTAAAATTCCTAGAGTATTTATTAATTATTTTAACAATATTCGAAAATTAACATTTGAAGAGCAACCAAATTATGAAGAATTAATAAATAGTTTTAAAAATGAATTAGAGTTATTAGTTCAAAAATAATAAATAAAATAAACATAAATTTTAGAATATCTAAATGACTACTACTAGAGAAGACCGAAAATACGACAAAATGAATGAATATGTATTATCCCTTTTTAATGTATTTAAAATAATATACCGAAAAGCAGAAAAACAAAAAGAACAAAGAATGAAAGCAATTGCACTTACTATATATAACTATGTGGTCAAATTATCAAAGGATAATAATATCGATTTAAATACAGTTGAAGAAATCGATTCTGAGACTATTAATTTAATTCCTTTTTTCGAATATGTTTCTTTCTATAATATAGAGTTTTATGATTTCAAAAATATAGAAATAACGGATGTAGACATAAATGATGCCAAAGATTTGGAACGATTTGTTTTAAGTCACGTTTATTATATTACTCAAAAATAAAATAATATAAGGCATAAAATGGTATAAAGATAACCTATTATTCTACATTATAATAAAATGTCATCAAATGAAGATGTTGTTACACCTGTTGCCGCCTCCACTGAACGTTTTATCGCACGCGTAAAGTGGTTTAATAATAAGGCAGGTTATGGTTTTGTTACTGTTACTGATGGTCCACGTTCTGGATCTGATATTTTTGTTCATCATAGTGCTATCAATGTAGATAATGAGCAATATAAATATTTAATTCAAGGCGAATATGTCGAATTTAGTTTATCTGATACACCATCTGGAACCCACGAATTTCAAGCTGCTAGCGTGAGTGGTATTAGAGGTGGTAAACTAATGTGCGAAACAAGACGTGAATTTAAAATTGCAAGAACAGTTTATAAGACCAATAATACGGATGAATCTGTAGTACCTGCTATTGAGAGTAGTACAGTTCAACAGCCAAAGTCACGTGCACCTCCTAAGCAACCACGCGTTCGCGGTGAAGGTCCAAGGGATGGGGAGAAGAAAGAATGGACAATGGTTGTTAAAGGGAAGAACCAAAACCAAAACCAAAA